GTAGTATAGTATATATAATATATTACTGCATCTTACTTTTCTGTATTTATAGAACCGGAAATAGTTATCGGTCAGCCTCCATCGAGTCTTTTTCTATGCCTGTAGGTTTGCTCGAACTTCTCCCTGAAAGCCTTTACCTGCTCCTTGGGTAGGTAGCGGCGCACCTCGCCGCAGAGCCGGTCGTACTCCTCCAGAGGAAGCGTGTCGAGGTCTGCCATTTCAATCTCCACGTCCGGATGTAACCGCCGGAAATAGAATCCCGCCGCCTGCGCATATTCGCCTTTGCAGGCCCGGCTAACCGTCTTGACGGATGTTCCGGTGATTTCGGCGCACGACTGCATCGACTTGAAGATGGCAACCAGTATGCGCGTGTGTCCGAACAGTAGCACCTGTTTCGGATGCCGGAATGTACTGTTGCTTTTCCCTTTGTGTTTCATACGGCTTTCATTTTACGATGCGTTGCAGAATGCGGGCGATGAAAGAAATGTTTTCCGTGTTGATCCATTCTTTGGCTACGTTCCACGTCAGCGATTTCTCGAAATTGAGGTTCTCTTCCGTAAGGACATGATACGACAAGCAACCCTCCGTCGGTTTGAGCCCTTGGCCATGCAGTTCGCACAGCCCGTTTTTCCAGAATATGCAGCCGTGCTCCGTCTGATGCGCCTGCACCATCAGTATCGGGAACGGGATGGCTCCGACCAGCATACCGACAGCCCAAAATGTAATCCGCAATCTTTCTTCGTATCCGGCCTCTATCAGCCGCCAGATGTCCTCCGGCGTGCCCAGACAGGGCGTCAGGCATTGTCTCCGGCAACGGGGACAGTCGCAACTCACGGGATAGCGTCCCGTGGCTCTTGAAATCTTGTCGATCAGTTCCTTGCTCATTCTATTACCTCCGTTTCTTTTCCGGCATTGCCGTTGTTCCACAATTCGATGATTTTCTCCCGTCCGAGCAGTGTCCACCGTTTCCGGGTACCGAACGCCCATCGTTTTTGCGTTTTGGGATTCGTCCAATAGTACGGCACGTCGATTTGCCACTCCCGGTATTCCGGCAGGACGGCCCATTGCTTTTTCACGAACCGGCAAATGCCGCTATCTTCCAGAAATTTACTCATGCGGCTGGCAGAGATGCCGATTTCACGGGCGAGTTGCGTGGGTGTAAAATAGTCCGCGCCTTCCGTCAGGTGGCTGTACGGATTTTCCACCCGGCGGCGTCCTGACGGTAGTTCAGGGCGTTTAGGCGGCTCCCTGTTCCATAGTTCGAGAATCTGGTCACGGCCGATTTTGCTCCACCGCTTCCGTGTCCCGGCGGCATGGCACTTGCCGGTGCGCAGGTTGTTCCAGTAATACGGCATGTCTATTTGCCAGCTCCGGTATGGCATGAACGCCACCCACTGATTTTTAGAGAATTTGCAGATGCCTTTCTCCGCGAGGAACTGGTGCAACTGCCGGGGCGTCGTGTTCAGTTCCTGCGCAAGCCATGTCGTCGAGTAGAAATCCCGTCCCTCTATCAGGTTATCGTAAAACTCCACCTTGTAGGAATCGGCGTCGATTCGTTCCTGTTGCAGGTGTATTTCGTGGCGTTGGGCGACAATCAACTGCTGAGCCTCGTCGAGGCTTTGCGGCACGGGAAGGTTTTCGGTAGTGCCCATACCGCTTTCGGACCGTGATTCCAGCGTGGCATACCCCCGTGTCATCAGTTCGTTGATTTTCGTGTTGCACCATTGCGAGAACTCCGGCGACAACTGGCGGGCGAACTCCATCGCCAGCTCTTCATCAATCCACGTGGCTCCGTTGTTACGGCCGCGCGTGGTGAAAATCTGACTGTCGAGACTTTCCGAGATGCCCTTCTCAACCAGATGCTGGCGATAGCGGACAAAATCCGCCTTGCGCAGTATCTCTGCCGGCAACACGCCGAAGCTGCGGGCCATCTGTGTGGCGTTTATCATCATCTTGTTGTTCGCGGCACGGAAAGAAATCGGATGGTCTTGATAACTGAACACCACATCTTCCTGCTGCGCGGGTTGCGTCGCTCTGGCAGACTGTATGGCCGCGTCTTCGAGCAGTTCGTTCAGCCACGTCTCCACTGCGGCGCACTTCTTTGCCGCGATGGAGTTTTCGCGCCGCATAGGCCGGATCAGCTTATAGACGTCGTAAGGGCTGATGGCCCACATCTCGCGTCCTTTCTTGCGGAACGGAATCTGAATACTGGAGGGCAACTGGCGGATAGCCGCCTTGTCGGTCAGCATCTCCTCGCGCCCCAATACTTTGCAGAGGTCATGCAGGTTCACCCATGCCAAGGTTTTGTCATCGTTGAACAGCACCCTGACCGGGTACTCTTCACATAGTATCGCATTGCTTTTCATCTTGTATTATTTTTCATTCTTTTTCTCTTCTAAATCACGTTGTTTACAGAACTTCCGGAACTCCTTGCGCCGCTGGTCATACGCCTGACGCTTGTGGGCCATCTCACGCACCGTGAAATAGCGGCGCTCCACACCGCATAGGCGGTCGTACTCCTGCAATGTCAGGTTGTCGAGGTCCGACAGGTCGATTTGCACATCGGGGTGCGCGTGTCGGAAATAGAAGCCTCCGGTGGCTACATACTTCCCGGTGCAGGAGAACGATATGCTTTGGAGGTTGATGCCTGAAAAATCCGCCGCGCTGTGCAGCGAGCGCACCACGGCGATGAGTACATACGCGCCGTTGAAGACCAGCAACTGCTTCGAGGGTAAAAAAGGGCCTTTCATTTTCATTGCTCATGAGGGTTTGAGGTGGGATTCAGTTCTTCTGCGGTAAACCGCTGCTGCGCCTGCATGAGGATGTAGGAGTCGGAACACACGATGCCGACCAGCATCATCTGAGACATGCTTTCCAGCAGGTACACGCCGAATACGGGGTCGGCACAGCAGAGGAACGGCAAGGCAAAGGATTCTTCCGCCAGAAAGTGTCCCGACGCGGCATCCACGGCAAAGCGTTCGTCCGGCTGTATGCCGTACATCTTACCCAAATGCTCTATCCAAAGGGCGAACCCTTCGGTGAATTCAGTAATCTTCTCTTCCGGTTCCAGTTTCATGGATTGCAGGAAATGTGTCATGTCAAAATAAGTTCGGGCGTCGGTAACGGTAAACAGCAAATCCGGAAACTCGCCGAACCGAAGTCTGAACCCTTGATGATTTTCTATTGCTTTCATTTTCTCAAAATATTGAATTTTGAAGGAAAATATATACTTTTCGGCTCGATTTTGGCTATAAATTTGCCGATAAATTTTCTTGTTAGTAATTCATTTATAGCGATTTACAAACAACAAAACAGCGCAAAAACAAGCAAAAAAACTATAAGTATTCATCCGCCTATTTTGTATGGTAAACCGAACATATTGGAGGTAATTTGTTCGTATGGTCGGAAGGGTGCGGATAACCCATTTTTTCGGGTTCGAACTATTCTTTTTGAAACCCGAAAAAAATGCAGGAAGAAGGTACTTTTAACCACGAGTTGCTCGAAAGCATATTCCACACGTCAAAAAAAACAATTCAGGAATACGTACGGGAAATCGAACGGCACAACCGCTACCGCTCGGTGCGCTCGAACATGCTGCTGGGAACCATCCTCGACGACCGGGCGCGTCTGATCGACCTGTACGATGCGTGTCTGCAACAGGATGCGCACATCCGTGCGGTCATCGAGACGCTCGAAAGCCAGATACTCGGTGACCGCTATATGCTCGCCCGTCTGAACGACAAGGGCAAATACGTCAAGGATGTGAAAGAGAGCCAGAAGATACAGGGCTCGCAATTCGATAAAATCATCCGTGGCATCATCGAAGCCAAACTCTACGGTTATACGCTTTTGGAAATCATGCCGGACATCGACCCCGATACGGGTCGCCTGAAAGAAGTGAACAGCATCGAGCGTCGCAACGTCCTGCCCGAACAGGGCATCGTCGTCAAGCGGCAGGGGTTGTGGCTGCCGCACTGGGACATCCGCTCGGCCGCCTACCGGAAGCGTTATGTGCTCATCAAGACGGGAGATTTGGGACTCTTCTCGGCCACGACGCCACTTATCCTCGCCAAAAAGTTTACGATTGCGAACTACTTGAATTTCAGCCATTCATACGGTCAGCCGATTATTCACGGAAAGACCGTCAGCGAAAACAACATGGATCGCAAGCGTCTGGCGCAAGACATCTCCAATGCAGCTCAAAATAAAATCATCGTAACGGGATTGGAGGACGAAGTGGACATCAAGACCTTCACCATGTCAAACAGCGAGAAGATATATACCGGACTAATTCAGTTCGCCAACAAGGAGGTCTCGAACCTCATTCTCGGCTCCGAATCGATGGCCGGAGGCATGCAGTCGTATGTCGGCTCCACCAAGGCGCATCAGGACATCTTCCGCGACCGCATCGAGGTGTACCGCCGCTACATCGAGAACGTGATGAACGAGCAGATTGTCCCCCGTCTTGTGGCGATGGGCTATATCCCTGCCGGGTTGGAATTCAAGTATTCCAACCGCATCGACATGAATAACGAAGACCGCATCAAGCTCTACTCGCTCATCACGGACAAGTACGAGGTGGCGGCGGACGAAATCGAGAAAGAGTTCGGCATCATCGTAGGCAAGCAGCTCAACGTGATACCCGGCATGGGCTGCGGAGGCGGTGCTGTGCCCGGCGGTAGCTCGTCGGACCGTGGCATCATGTCGGACGAGGAATACTACAAACGTTACGGTCATCCCCGAGGCGTGAAACAAACCGACACCAACCCGTAGCCATGAGAATCACCCTTGAACAATTCTGCGAGCAGTGGGCTCCGAAAGGCAACGGCCGTTATCTGCCCAACAAGATGGAGTTCAACACCCACGACTTCGTGACAATGGCCGGCGAATACTCCAAGAGCCGTTTCCGCACCAGCTTTGCCGAAGGCGGATTGTATGGCAGCGGCAAGCTGTGGCCGGAGCGTAAATCCCGCTGGGGACGCCGTTTCACGCATCCCGTAATGAACGATACCGGTAATTTGTCCCGCTCTATTTTCGGGGAGGCGGAGCGCATGGACCGCACCAACCTTACCCAGCGTGCGTATGGCGAACGGAAAAAGATTTTCCGCCGTGGGGCTCGTTATGCCATCTGGACCAAGGCAAGCAATTATCACCAGCATGGGAAGCGCGGCGCTTCCCAAAGTTACGCAGCCGTGCACAACACCGACCCGGCTTTGGGGCTCTATACCGTCAATCAGTACAGCCGTCGGCGACCCGAGCACCGGCAGTTTATCGGCATTAGCCCGAAACTGAACCATACCGTCAATCAACTGTTTATCCCCATCTTGTTCCGGGGATTTCCCTTTCCGAACCCATGATCAGAGACAAGAAACCACATAATCCACCCGTAAACGGTTCCGCTCCGGAAGCGGAACGACCTGCGGTCGCCGTGCCGGAATCGGTCTCGGAGAATCCGTTCGTGAACATGTATCAGGCCGTCCGGCGGGCCATCCTCACGCTCAGGGAGAATCCGGAGGACCCGCAAAGTCCATCGTTCTTCAGAACAATCATGATTGACACGGGACAGTTTTCCCGTATCGTGCGCAGCGAGAACCTGGAAATGGAAATCGCCTTCCCGGCCATCTTCATCCGCTTCGTGAACGTGCGCTACCTCGTGCAGCAGCAACGTATCGGCGAGGGCCGCGCCACCATGCGCATCCGCTTCATCCTCAATACGCTCAACCATACCGACCCGGAACGGGAATGCGACCCGTTCATCGTTTTCCAACGGTTGAACGTCGCCATTCAGGATGCCAAAAGCCATGAACCGGCACTCACGGAACGCTGCAACCTCCTTTACTTCGACATGCCTGTTACCACCAATATGTTGCAGGCGTACTGGGTGGATTACGAGGTCTGGTTCCGGGAATCGTCAGCATGGAAGTACCGCAACTGGGTCGAGCGCTACTTGGTCATGCCGCCTTTCACGCAACATGCCGATGCGCCGCAGCACGACACGGCGGGACACGGGCACCATGCCGAACCGGTTTACGAAAAGGTTACGGGATTCCAGCCCTCGGTCGATGTGCCGGACCTGCCGGAGGAGGATGAAAAAGAACCCGAAGAGGAAAAGCCTGCCGGGGATGTTCCGGATGGCTCCGGAGACGGATTATAAACCATTTTATGCGAGCGAAGCTATTCTTACCCAAAGGAAAAGATGAACACGGAAACTTTTGAACATATCGTCTGTCAGTCGGGCGCAGGGCGTCCGGCCTCCATCCGCTTCTTCGGCCGCATTACGGAAGAGAGCGCGGGGCGTTTCAGCGAGGCGTTCGACTTTTTGGAGAACATCGTGCGTCCGTCCCTCATCCGGGTGCTCATCAACTCGGAGGGCGGTTCGGTGCTGCACGGCATGACGGTCTATGCCGCCATCCAGAACGCCTCGGTGCCTACCGAATGCGTCATCGAAGGCATGGCCGCTTCGATGGGCTCCGTTATCTGGGCTGCCGGGGACAAGTCGTTCATGCGGGATTACGGGATACTGATGATTCACAATCCGTTCCTTCCCGACGAAAACGATGGGGAACCGTCCGAGCTGGTCAAAGCCTTCACGGCACAAATCGAGACCATCTACCGCAAACGGTTCGGGTTAAGCCACGAGAAAGTCCGGGCCATCATGGACGGCGCTGCCGGGCAGGACGGGACATTCTTCGATGCGGCGGCAGCCGTGAAAGCGGGCATCATTCCCGAAAGCCATGTACTGAGGACCAGCAAGCAGCTCCGGGACAAGGTGCGTGCCGACCTGTCGGGCATCACGGATGCGGCGGCCATACAGGCAGTCATGAACCGCATCACACCGCCCGAGGATGAAAATCACCCGTCGGGCGAGAAAACCACTATTCTTAATACGAAACTTAATCAGAGACCCATGAACGAAGAGAAAACATTATCCCCGGAATACAGCGCAGTGATCGCCTCGCTCGGCATGCAGGAGAAGAACGAGGTCAAGGACGTGCTCTCCCGCATCTCGGAGCTGACCGGTGTGGAAGCCCGGCTGGCCGAGGCGAACAAAGCACTGAGCGATGCCAAGACCGTCATCGCGGGTAAGGACGCCACCATCGGCAATCTCCAGAAAGACCTCGACAGCGTAACCGCCCGGTTGCAGGTCTATGAGCAGAAAGAGGCCGACGCCAAGGCAAGCGCCATTGAGAACTTCTTGCAGAAAGCCGTGGACGAAGGCAAGATAGAGGCGGACGCGGTGCCCGGCTGGAAAGAGATGGCCGCCACGAACTTCCAGTTGGTGCAGGACACCATCGGTTCGATTCCCGCCCGCGAGAAAATCAGCGAGCAGATTGCCACCGACCCCGACAACGCCAAAGCGGCAGCCGATGCCTTGAAGAGTGCCGGACAGAAAATCGCCGAGCAGGTCGAAGCCGTCGTAGGCAAAGACTTCCAGTTCAAGAAACTGCAATAACCCCGTCCGGTGGGAGACGTACCATCCCGCCACCTTGATACACATAAACTGATTTGCCGGAAGTGGTTTACCGCTTTGAGTCGATGCTCC